ACGGCGATCGGCCTGGCCGGGGTCCCCGTCCGGAACGGCCCCGAGATCACCGCCGCGCCCGGCAACGAGGCCGTCGCGGTCGGCTACACCGGCAACCAGGACGAGAACGTCGTCACCGGCACCGCCACCCCCGAGGGGCTGGCCCCGCCGGACCGGGAACAGTACACCGTCATGTGCGCCGTCGAGGTCATCGACCCGGATGGCAATCCCGCCCCCGCGCAGGCCCGCGCGTACCAGCTCCACGCGGCGTGCGGCGCGGCCATCACCGCCGACCGCACCCTCGGGAAGGCCGTGCTGCGGGCGGCGCCAGGGTTCGGGACGCTGCAGCAGAAGCAGACCGCGAACGGGGCCCTAGCGCGGGTCGTGTTCGGCGTCAGCATCGACGCGTACACCAGCCGCTAGTAGCCGGTGCCGACCGCGTACAGGTGCCCGGTGCTCACCGAGCCGCCTGTCTGGCGGACGAAGCTGACCCACATGTCCCGGACCTGATCGGTGGTGAACGTGGTGATGTCTGCAGGGTGACCCTGGCACGTGGCGTCAACCTCGGAATGCGCGAACATCGTGGGCGGGTCGACCGGGCTGATGCTGGTGCATCCGAGGTGGCGGGCGACTGACGCCGCCGTGGGCGGGCTGGTCGTGGCGGCGGCGGCGCCGCATCCGGCGAGGGCGAGGGCTGTGATCGCCAGCGCGGCGATCCGGGTTCTGTTCATGGCTTCTCCCCTGCATCTTTCTCTAGTTGCGCACCCCACGCGGACTCGGCGTCCTCATACCAGTCGACGGGCACCATGACGGCGACTGGCTTGTCATAGCGCTGGATCGTGACGTGGTAGCCGCGGGCTACCTGGTCGAGGAGCTCGCGAAAGTTCCGGCGTGCTTCGTCGCTGCGGACTTGTATATCGGTCATTTTCTCGGTCATGTCTACAGGCTATCACAAGTCTTGCGACTCTCACGACTCACCACGCAACCGGAGGTACCTAAGCCATGGCGGCTCTCACATCACAGGTCGCGCCGCACGCCGGGCTGAACCCGGTCACCATGACAGCCGGGCTGGGCGGCGTCAGCGGCAACACCGCGCCCTGCGGCTCCGGCCTCGGGCTCATGCTCATCAACGGGGCCGCCGCCACGTGCGTGATCACGGTGCGGGTACCGGCCGCCACCACGTTCGACGGCCTGGCCATCACCAACCGGACAGTGACGCTGCCGGCCACGTCGGGCGCCGTGACCATCATCCCGCTGCCCGCCCTCACCTACGCCGACCCGGTGACCGGGCTCGTCACGTTCGACGTCGCCGCGGGCACGGTCAGCGGCGCCGTCGTCTTCATCAGCGCATAAGGAGCGGGTCATGGACGAATGGGTGCAGATCATCCACCCGGGCACCGGCGGCACCGCCGAAGTGAGCCGGTCATCCCTCCCCCAGCATTACGCGGCCGGGTGGCGGCTACTCGCCGACGACGAGATACCGCAGCCCGAACCGCAGCCCGAACCGGAACCGATGACCAGGGCCCAGGCCAAGCGGGCCGCCAGCGCTGAAACCAAGGAGAACTAGCCGTGCCCCCGACCCCGCTGACCGCCACCCTCCGGTACATCCCGCCCGGCACGAGGCGTCTCTACTGGCTCACCACGATCGCGTCGTACGCCACCGCCGTGACCCGCGCCGAGATCAACGCCGGGATCGAGCTGACCAACGAGATCGCGTCGATAACCGGGTTCACCGTCACGTCTGCGTCCACGGACACCCCGGACCTGTCCACCCGGTTCGCCGCGAAGATCCCCGGCCGGATCACCGCCGACGACAGCAGCATCAGCTTCTACGCCTCATCGACCAGCGCCGACGTGCGGACCGTGCTGCCCCGCGACACCGTGGGCTTCGTCATCATCCTCCCCGAGGGCGATGTGCCGACCCAGAAAATGGACGTGTGGCCCGCCAAGGTCTCCTCGGCCGTGGTTGACACGACGATGGAGGACCCGGCGCAGATCAACATCCAGTTCACGATCACGAAGATCCCGGCGCTGAACCTGGTTATCCCGGCC